CCGCGATCAGCCGCGACACCATCACGCGCCCGTTTTCCGGCGTGTAGGGGCCGAAGGTGAAGGCGACCGTGTAACGCCCTCCTTTACGCGGGATGTAGTCATCAGACTGTATCCCGGTTTGCGTAAAGCCCGCATCGTTAAACGTGGCCTGAAAGCTGCCGGGAACGGCAAAGGTGGGGAGGTCGATCATCGCACCCGCCTTGCTTGCCGCGCTGCCATCTGGCCTTGCGCCATTGCCGCGCCAGCGCCTGCGATAGCCGGGGCGGTCGCCGCGATCTGATCATTCACAAAGGCCGTCAGGTTGCCGCTGCGGGGATCAACGCCGACCGTTACGTGAACTCGGCCACCTAGGTTATCGTTGGAATGGATGCGCCCATGCCCCGGCGGGGTGAACAATTCGGGGCCGCGCTCGCCTACAAGATAAGAGCGCCCAGCATTGACTTGCCCGCCGTTTGCCCGCGAACCCGACACTGGCGCGTTAAGTCGGCCCTGAAGCCCCGAACCGAACACGCCCGCGCTGCCAAGCTGCATGAAAATATCAAGCACCCCGCCAAGGATGCCGAGGAAATCGCCGTTGCGGATCGAGTTCGTTAAACCTTGAAGGCTCGACGTAATCCGCTGCGACATTTGCGCGAAGCTGTCGGCGACAGAAACGGTCGTGATCTTGGACTTGCCTTGCAGTTCCTCAAGGCTCTTGCCGATGTCATCATTCGCGGCGACAACACGCTTTGCAGCTTCAAGCGGGCCTTGCGTGATAAGGTCGCGCGAAACATCGGCTTCACCGCTAATGCCCAAAATCCGGCGGCGATCTTCCGCGATCTGTTCGGCAGTGCGCTTGCTGTTCGCACTGACCATTTCCAGTTGGCTCATTTGGCGGCGCGTGGTGTTCTCGGGATATAGCTGCTCTAGGAGGTCAGCCATTTCGTCCCGCGCGTCCCTGATGCCAGCACTAGCGCGGCCTGCCGAAGCGCCCACCTTATCAAGATTGGCGGAAATGGCGGGAAGCCCAGAGGGGGCATTGACCGCAGCAGCCCCCTTGCCCATTGCCGCCAACTCGCCCGCAATGTTGATTGACGACAGGCTGAGAGGGCCAGATCCAAGGCCGATGGCATCGCGTGAGGCCGACGCCCTGGATGCACCGCCGACGCGCTCGATCAAAGATGCCACAGTAGCAAGCGGATTAATTAGCAGGCGAGCGCGCTCATAAAGCCAGCTCATGCGCTCACCAGTGAGGCCAGTCGCATTAGACAGAACGTAGAATGCTGCACCACTGCTTTTCAGCCAACCACCAAGGATTCGCAGACCCTGAACAAAGTCTTGTGTGCTTTGCGCTGTCACATTGATGGTCTGCGCCGCATTCGCCATCATCGTAATGAGTTCGGCGGTCACAGTGATGAGCGGGGTCAACTGCGGCAAAAGCCTCTGCCCAACCGCAACCTGCAATTCCTCGACCGCCGCATTCATGGTCTTGATCTGGTTTGCCGTGCTGCCGCTGGTGCGCTCAACGTCGCCTTGAGCAAGGGCAAGCTGCTCTTGGATAATCGCAGCGCGGGCCACGATCTTTTCCTGATCTGTGAGGGCACCATTGACGCCAGCAAGACCCAACTCAGCGGCCTTCGCCTGCACTGCCGCTTCATTCAAGAACACGCCCACAGCGCGCAGCGGCTCGGCCTCACCGACCAGACCGGCAAACAGCTTTTGCTGCGCGACTTCGTTCGACAGGTTCTTGAAGCTGGCGAGGTCTTGCGTAAGAACCGCAAACTGCTTGGACATTTCCGCAGCCTGCGCGGGGTCGAGCGCCTTGCCGAACAACTCCTGAAACGCAAGCGTGCCGCGCATAATCTCTTGCGTCGAGCGGCCTAGCGCGTTGCCGGTTTCTTCGGCCCACTTGCGAACATCGCCAGCCATGTTTCCGAACACGACATTGAAGGCGCTGCCCATTTCCTCGGCGTCAATCGCGGCCTGTGCCGACTTCTTGCCAAAGTCGAAAATGACATTGCCAATACCAGCAGCCACCAGCGCCACACCGACCTTCTTGAACGCACTCGACATGCCAACCGCTGCGCCGTCCACATCGTCAGCGGTGCGCTTGGCCTGCTTGCCGACGCGATCAAGTTCGCGCTCACCTTGCTTCAGACCGCGCGTGTCGGCGTCAAGAACGAGGCGCGCGAAGTCGGTCATAAATCGCGCTCCATAGGTGACTTGCGCAAGGGGTTGCGATCAGCAACTTCCACGCAATAGGCTCGGGACATATCAGCGAGACAGGACGCCTCGCAGGGTGCCAGATCGGCTTGTGTGAGGCGGTTGAATGCCTCAATTTCGGCCCACTCAAGCGGGGCAGCGCCTGCCATGCTGTCACTGGCATATCCAAGCGCCTGCCATAGATCGGCCAGACGTTCGGTTTCTGGCAGTTCAGGCAGAGTTTCGCCAAACAGGGCAAGGCGGTTTTCTTCTTGCCCCTCGGGCTTCGCATAAAGCCACCCGACCTGCGCAGCGAAGGTTACGAGGCGCTGTCGGCTTCGGTAAAAAGGCGATGTTCTTCCGCAATTGCTGAATTGACCTGCCCGAAGAACAGCGTGCCGGGGCCGCAGACTTTCAGAATGTTCTCGGCGGTCAGTTCAAGCGCAACGCCGTCCCATTCAATGCCATCCCATTCGGCAACAGATGCCACCACCAGCGCGGCCATAGCCTGCTCTAGTTCGTCCTGAAACTTGGCAAGAACACCGTCTGCATCGCGGTCGCTGGTGCGTGCCATGCGCTCGCCCTTAAGCGCCTGCACACGCTCCACGCGCCGGAATGCGTCCATTACACCTTTAGCGCCCATGCCCTTGATGCGCAGCTTCGGGCTTTCGCCTTCAGGAATGCGCGGGTGGCGCAAGGTGACCCACGAACCACGCTCAGACGCGGCTCGCAGGTCAAGCTTTGCAAAGTCCATTACGGGAACGTCGCGTCAACAGTGGGCGAGTTCTGCTTGAAATTGACGCTGAACCCCTCGAACGAAGTGTCGTCCCCCTGCACTTCGACATAGCTGTGGAAGTAGCCTGTCGCATATTGCAGTTCATTGCCTGCTGCCGGCGCGCCGTCAGTGCCAGTTCCCCGCGTGATGCGGATCGAGCCGATAGCCGCAACCCCGCCAGCATTTGCCAAAGTGCGGACAGAGGTCTGACCGGCATCAAGGGCCACAATGCGGAAGGTCGCCGTGCTGTCGTTCCCAGCCCCGGCACCTTTCACGCCGCGAGTGATCCCAGTCTGAAGGTCTGGCACATCAATGTTAGCGTGCGAAAAGCCGATCTGCGGAAGGGTCTGAACCCCATTGACCTTAGTCCAGGTCAGGGCCGCAAAGCCCGCTGCATTTTCAGTTGCCGGGGCTGCGGGAGCAACCCAGAAGGTTTTGCCAATGTGGGAACGGCTCATTTCTTGGTTTCCTTGTCAGTGGTTTCTGAGAGAGCGGGATCGGCAACCCATCCGGCTGCTTCCCAAGTCGCCTGATCTTCAGGCAGCACGTGAGCCTCCCCGAGCGGGAAGGACTTGTTCGTCATCCGAACTTTCATGGTCACTCCGTTATGTAGAAGATGCGCACCGGCTTGCGGAAATAGGCTCCGTCCTGAAACGGAGTGCCGGGAGAGGCGGGCGCGTAGAACACCAGCTTACCGGCCCCTGCGGCCAATCTGAGAGCCTTCGGGAACCTGTCGGCAATCTGCGCCGCCAATGCGTTCGCTTCGTTCGCAAAGCCCCCTGAGCGCGTCACAACGGTCAGCAGGACAATCCCAGTTTGATTGGGGCCATTTGCGTCAATCGTATCATCGAACCGCTCGCCGGGGACATGGCGAAACTCGATGTATGTGCCGTTCGGCGTGAAGTCGTCATTCGGCCATGCAATCGGGGTTGAACCCATGCCTGCGAGGTGCTGGCCGATGGCCTGCTCGATGTCGTTTTCGTTCATCGCACCCTCGCCGCATTTTGAGCCACAAGACGCGACCACTGTTGCGCAGCCTTATCGCGCCACAACCCGCCGCCTTGGCCGACGCCGACCATGTAGTGACGCGGAATGGCGTATTCGGCAGTCCATGCCACTTGGAACGGGTCGCCAAGTTGCAGGGCGCTCAGGCCAAGCACGTAGCTATCGCCGCCTGTTGCCACTTCCGCGCCGCGCAATTCAGTCACCAAGCTGTTGCGCAGAAAGCCGGTATCGACCGGCATATCCCCGCCATCGGCAACCGTGCGCTGTGCGATCCTCACCGTGTCCTGAATTGACTGCCGTGCGACCTTGAGCATCTGATCGGCGGTCTTGTCGGCGAACTTGGAAACGTCCGCCACAAACTTGCGGTTGTCAGCCACGCAACCAATCCACTACGTATTCGTCATAGCACCGGCAGTTGATCGTCTGATCTGCCGACGCCCCTAGCGATGTGTCGCCGGGGTAAAGCATCCGCGAGCCATCGGGCAGGGTGAATGGCGTATTCATACCATCAACCTCTTGCCCGCTAACCTGCGCATGGTCAGGCCGCGTGCGGCTGTCCATTGTCGCGTTCCAAACCCGCTTAACCGCGTCCTGCGCAATCGCGCCCGCTTCGATGCCCTGTTGCATCCCCTCACGCCGCCCTGCGCGTAGGGCTGTGATGCTTTCCGTCCGGGCGATGGTCTCAGCCCTATGCTTCAGCATCCGGTCACTGTAGCGGGCTGCAATCCGGTCTATATCGGCCTGTGCCAGCGGCCTGCCGTCCTTAATCGCCTTGCGCACCAGCGGGTCAAACCTGCGATCCCGTAGCTTGCGGCTGAAATACCCCGCGTCCAGCGTTTCTAATTCGGCCCGCGCGTTGGCCAGGTATCCCACTTGAGGCCGCGACAGGCCGATGAAGCCGCCTTGCCGCACGTTACCCGGCCCGATTGGCCCCGCGATCTGCACCGCAATCTTGCGCGGGTTAATCCCTGCGGCCAGTTGCGTGCCGATAGTCTCGCGCAGCATGTCCAACTGCTCATTGACGATACCCGTCACAAGCCCGCCTACATGGCTGCGCGCCCACGCCTCGGCGCGGGTCGCTCGACCATCAAAACCGAACGACACGGCGAAAGCCGGGGCTGCGGCTGATACCGTCTGCCCGCCCGCAACATATGCGCTAGTGATTGACTGATCGAACGGAAACAAATCAGCACGGGTCATGCCCGCGATGTTTATGGCACGGTTGAAGTCCCGCGCCTCGATTGCTGCAACCAATTCGGCCAAATTGATGCTGCCAGCCTTGCTGCGGATCGCATCAAGAAAGGCGCGCTCAATCTGTACATCATACTCCTTGAGCAGCGCCGCCAGTCTGTTTTGCAGGCGGCGGCGGTTGCCCATGCTTAAACCCTACATTGAGCGAAATAATAAAGCGGCACCCCGCTGGGCCCGGTCTCCCGAACGCTGATGATGCGATAAACCGTGCCGAGGATATTCAACGTGCCAGAGGTGCTGGGCTTTGGCCCCGTAGCCGCCAGCATCACGCGCCGGTCGCCTTGCTGGATCAAAGTCCCGTCAATCATCGTCTGCGGAAAGTCGCTTACAATCGCGGGCAACTCGTATTCGGTAGGCTCGCCATAATACCCCGTATCCCACGGTGTCGCAGGGTTGTCGGGCTTTTCGATCAGCGTGACAATGAACTCGCCCGTTCCCACATCGCGGGCAACGTCGCTAAGTGCCTGTGCGACTTCCGCCGCGATAGATGCGCCGCTCATTCAAAGCGGCTCGCCATCAGATCGGTCATTTCCTTTTGAGCCATGACAAGCGCCCCCAGCAATGAATAAGGGCCGGCCATCCCGGCAATCGTGTAACTGCCGAGATTGTCGCCGTGCAGCCTTGCACAAACAATGCCGGTAATCTCGCCCGCCTCTGCCATTTCCAGCATTTCGCGGAGCGCCTTGATGCAACCCTCGTTCGGCGTGAAGGTATTCACCTCGCCGCCGCGAAGGCTCACCACACTAGGCACGGAGGAGGAACCGGGTGTTTCCTGTGTCATTAACAAATGGCTTTAGCAGATCAGCGGCCATCATAACAACCGCTCGCTGCGCATCCGCGCCCGTCTGTCCCATGACAGTCCATGACAGTTCGCCCACGCGGGTCAGAACCTTTTGCTGTCCTGGCACAACCGTGGGCTGCAACCCGCCGGGGGTCGCTTCCTCATAGCGTGCCAGAATAGCCTGTGCCGACTTCACATCGGCAGGAATTGTGCCACCCAGCGTAGGGAACGGATAGTCCGACTTCCACGTAAGCGACTTGAGATAGAGAAACGCACGCCGAAGCGCCGCCTCCCTTAGAACGTCCGTGCCATCGAGCGCAGCACCAAACAGATCGGTTTGCGTGTCGGCATATTCGACAAGCGTGACGAAGCTATCCGCCCCCGCGATGCCGGTGCCGTTCTCGATGGTGAGCGCCATCAGTCAGCCTTTCTTGGGCGACCGCGCCGCTTCACCGGGGCTTCGGCTTGGGTTTCGGTTTCTTCGGCTTGTAGGCCATCGGGTGCATTCCAATCCGCAGGCTTGAACGCCGCGTCGATGATCTTAAACCCCTGCGCGCGCAATTCCGCCTTGCGCTCGGGGCTAACGGGGTGAGGTTCGTAATGGATCATAATTCACCCCTTCAGGCGAAAGGGGGAGGGCCGAAACCCTCCCCGCAATCATTAGCTACGGTCGCCCACAGCAGCCACACCAGCGGTGTGCTTGATGTCGGTTGCAGTCTTATCCCAGTTGGTGCCGGTCGCGAGTTCGGCGTCGGTCGGCGACTTGCCGCCGTTCGTCTCATCCCACGAATAGCCCTTCAGGCCGAGGCCGAAGCTGTAATCAACCTGCATCGTGGTTTCGATGCGCTGCTGGCCGTTGTTGGTTTCGATGTTGCTGATAACGTCACCGCCATCGAACACAGTCGCAGCGCCGGTCGCCAGCGAAAGCACAGTGTCAGTCCCCGGCGAGCCAGCAGCCACAAGCGAAGGCGCATCGGTCACAATCACCGCCTTGTTCAGGATGTCCACGACGGTGACTCCCTGCGCAAGGAACAACTGACGGGCGTTGGTCAGGTTCTGCCCGATCAGCTTGTGATACATCGAACCCGTCATCACCTGCGCCACCAGATCGCCCGAACGGTCGCCGAACAGCGCGTGGCTGTCGTTCAGCGTGTTGTAGGTGATCACGGCGTTGGTGCCAGCGGTGATGTCCACCGTGGTGGCAGCGCCCTGGTTGACGATGGCCGCACGAAGCGCCGCAATCGCGGTGTTCAGCTGGTCGCGCAGCATGGCTTCAGCGAAGTTGCGCGAAGCGACTTCGATGCCTTCGGTGGTCGGCTTGTTCAGCCAAGTCAACTGCGAGGGCTCATAGCGGATGGGGCCGAAGCCGCCGCCAACCTTTACAGACGAATTGCGAAGCTGGGTCAGGTCAGTCGCTGCTGCCGAAGACTGTGCAGCGTAACGGTCAACGCGGCGCTGAGCAGTGTGGATGGCAGCGAAGAACGATTCCTGAAGGAAGTCGCCGTCGAAGCCGCTGGTGGTCAGCGTGATCGAACCTGCCGAGGCAGCGTTGAACTTGTCAACCATCTGGCCAAGCGTTTCGATGGTGGCAGGCATGATGTATTCATTGAATACCTGCATCTGGGAGAGAGACATAATTCAGATCCTTTTAGGAGGGAAGGTCGGGGAAGCGCGCCTTCAGTGCGGCCTGCCGCTCGGTTTTCGAGCCGGCCAGATCGCCCTTTGACGCGGTCGGTTTGCCGCTACCAAAATCGTTGTCCTTGAGCCCCGCGCCCTGCGGCTTGGAGACAAATGCAGCACCCTCACCAGAGGCCCACGCCTTGACGTAATCGCCAAGAACCTTTGGCCCCATGGTGCTTTCCACGTATGCGGTGCCGTCATCCGCCAGCTTCACATCGCCCGCCAGCATCGCTGTTGCGGCCTTCAAAAAAGCTGGCTCGGTGATCCCGGCAAGTTGCAGCGCACCCTGAAGCGATTGATCGCGGGTGACGCCCGTGTATTTGCCCTTCC